GTGTTACCAACTCTAAATCTACCGTATCCTTCTGGATGAATGCTGCCCATCCAGATCCAACATCCACTAAATGGTAATGGCTGTACAAATTTATTAAATCTTTCAATAATATTCTTCACCATATTATGTCTCCTAGATATTTATAGGTGCGGATTGTACGAGCATGAGCGCTCGAATGCTTTGCTACTGTGTAGCCATTAGGCTGCCACTGATGCCCTCTGAAGACAGCGCCAAGTACACTTGGATGGATATCATCCGGCACAGGCACAGCCTCCCTTACTTCATTAATGCTAACGCTGCCATGCTTTCTGCTGTAGTCGATGGCAAAGGATCTTGCGGCTGCTAGATACTCAGCCTTGGTTTCCTCATGGTGGCGCATGATATCTAGCTTTAACTGCTTACCTGTAGGTATATCCCATGCCGATCTCATAGCCACCCCGCTACAGCTGCGACTAAAACTGCTATGCCGATGGCGATGATGACGTTATCCATTATGTCTTTGTGATCCATTATTTTCTCTCCTTATTAGTTATGTACCAGTCCTCATCATTAAGAATTCTTGCTATAACACTCATAACAGAATTATTTAATGCTTTATTAATTAAAAAAATTGAGCTATCAATAATTTCATCATATATATCTGGCGCAGTTTTCTTGATAACTTCTAGTGTCATCTTTGCATCTTCTAATGCATCGGTATCTGCAATTAAAGCATCAAATAAAAAATCTATATCCGCTTTGCTCATGCTGCCTCCCTAGCGATGATGTTGGATACTTGTGATGCTGACCAGTTAATGCTGCCACGAACTGTCTGTACTTGGCGCTCTGTCAATGCTGCTGCGATCTGACGCAAGCTTGTGTAACCAGCTGCTTTAAGGTCACGAATGATTGGCAATACTTTCTGTGCGAACTGATCTGCATTAGCTTGCAGAGCTGCTACACCAGCTGCTGAACTGATCTCTGGTGACTTTGTGCCAAGCTTTACACCACGAGCCTTGGCTGCTGTCAAAGCTACTTTAGTACGTCTGCTGCACTCTTCACGCTCATACTGTGCAAACACTGCCTTAATGCCGAATTCCAAGGTAGAGCAATTAGGCATATCAGCTGCCACGATATCTACACCAGACTTGCGGATGGTCATTAAGAATGCTGCATCACGACTGAGACGATCAAGCTTGGCGATCAGTAAAGATGCGCCAGAAGTACGGCATAACTCAATAGCTGCTGCCAACTGGATGCGGCTATCGTTCTTGCCTGATTCGATCTCGGTGAATGAATGGATGATGCTGTCAGCGTATTGCTTTACAGCGTCTTGTTGAGCCTCTAGACCCAAGCCTGATTGACCTTGCTTGGTGGTTGATACACGAAAGTAAGCTACATATTTGGTCATTTTAGATCTCCTGTTTCTCGGTAGATTGACTGGTTTGTAGTGCCAGTTCCGTTAATGTATTTGATATCGCAGCGATATGCAATACCCTAAATCAAAATAATTTAAATAAATTTATGGTTCCGCAGGTCATTTATGATATCGTGGCGATATACAAAAGGAGGTGTAGATGGAAAATAAGTACAATACGTTGCTAATTAGGCTACGTCCTGAGACCAGAGCATTGTTGGATCGAGCAGCTGGTGAGCAGCGCAGATCCAGAGCGTCAATCATTGATGAGTTGTTGCTGGACAGCCTTAAACAGCGCTATAACAGCACACATGACAGGCTGAATAAGATGTTGGGTGCAGTTTAGGCATGGATATACGCATAGTTCACCCGCTGTTTCAGTCTCAGGATGAAACCATTGCTCCCAGCTCACCATTGCAGCTTCACATTGGCGAGATATCAGTAGACAAGGCAATGGAATTAAATGCTCTGTGGCATTCAATGCTACCTCGTACTCAGAAGGGTAACTTGCTACGCAATAAGTATGCAATGTTCTTTGGCGCTGAGTTTGATGGTGTGTTTTATGCGACTGCTATCTGGACTAGTCCTGTGGCAGGTAACAGGATAAAGGATGGTGATCGTTTGATTGAGTTAAGACGTTTTGCAATTGCCTCTGATGCACCAGCTAACACTGCTAGTCGGATGTTGAAGGTAATGCGTAACTTAATTCAATTGAAGTATCCAGACATCATTGGATTTATCAGCTATCAGGATGAATCTAAGCATAGCGGTACTATTTACAAGGCTTCTGGATGGACAGCTGCAAGCAGGACAGAGAATATAGATTGGACTACAGCCACCAGAGAACGAGCAGACAAACAGGCTGCAACTGGCACTAAAACTAGATGGGAATACAGATTATGAACGGACGAGGTAAGCGTAACAAGGGTGCAGCTGGCGAGAGAGAGCTGGCAGGTATCTTAAAAGACCACCTAGGGTTTGAAGTTAAAAGAAATCTAGGACAGGCGAGGGATGGAGCTGACGATATAACTATTCAGAAGTTCCGTATTGAAGTTAAACGACAAGAAAGGTTACAGGTGGACAAATGGTCAGAGCAAGTGGAATCATGCAGCAAGTCTGGAGAAATACCAGTGTTGGCATACAGGAGGAACGGGCAGCCTTGGAGGGTATGCCTGAAACTGGACGATTTTATCCCTCTAATGAGAGATGCACTGGAATGACATGGAAGTATCTGGTTGACCAGCTGATGGGTGTTAATCCACCGATCATCAGGGTGGCTGGCAAGATGGTCATCAATATTGGCATAGGTGGTGACACACCAACCAAGGTAGGTAAGCCAAGGACATCTAACTTTGATCTGATTGTGGCTCATGTACTGCGTGAGGCTGGCAGTTTATCCACACCAGAGTTACATGAGGAGATCTTGCTTTTACGTGAGCAGATCAGCATGGAGTCACTGTTTAGGCTGTGTAAGCGCATGGAGAATAGAGGTCAGCTGGTATCCAGCAAACAGGCTAGGACTAGCGGTAATGGGAGAGGTGTCAATGTATGGCAGCAGGGAGGAGAATGGATCCTGTTCAACAGAGGTTTAAATCGGAGGTGGAACTGCAAGGAGTGCAATACACGAAGGGTTGCCAGACTTGCCAACACTCGGTAGCACACGCTGAAGGACTGTGGTGCAAGCTATGGGATTGTGAGTCTATTGGATATTGTGAGGGTTATGAGTATGAATCAGGCACAGCCTAGTCCATGTGCATTGTGTGGGAGATCTCATCTTGCTTATGGTGTGGTGGTAGTAAATGGTAAGGAAGTCTGCACATATTCTGATGAATGGAAGGCAGAGTGCGAGTTAAGGACTGTGATGCGGTTCCCTGACAAGGCTAGAAAGCCCAAGGTTACTAAGCTTATGTACTTAGACATGGTAGAGAAGGAGCGTGGCTATCCAACAAGGAAAGCCATGAGAGATGAGATGGTTAAACGATATAAGGAGAAGAAATGAAAGCATTTCCAAATACAAATCACTTTGATGATGGCTATGGCATGGACTTGCGTGATTATTTTGCGGCTAAAGTTATGCACGCAATAATCGTTTCAGGCAAATTACCTACTGGAATTATGATTGATACAGCAGAAGAAGCATATGTTATGGCTGACCACATGATGAAAGCAAGGGGGCAGAAATGATCTACAAAACTTTTAAAGAATGGGCTGCTGGGCTGTGGCTTGAGGACGGTGAGCCAAGGAAACAAGCGTACACCAGTGACGAATTACTTTTAATAGAGATGGGTTGGAACTACGGTAAAGACGCTGGTGCAGCAGCAGAGCGTGAGGAGTGTGCAAAGGTGTGTGAGGATGCGTCAAAACCGCACGATGGTGAAATGCACAGCGATTCACAGTGGGCTGGACTCGTACTTGCCACCACAATCCGAGCAAGGGGAAACAAATGACTGACACAGAACTATTACAGCAAGCGTTAGATTCATTGGAATGGGCAGAGCGTAGATATTCACACGCTAATCTTGATTTATTTAATAAGCCAATAGAAGCAATACGCACAAAACTAGCGCAGCCTGAAAAAGAATGGGTAGGGCTGACTGGCAGGGAGATTGTTGATCTATTTTCTGATAGTGAGACTGAATTGGAATTTGCTCGTGCAATTGAAGCAAAGTTAAAGGAGAAGAACAGTGACTGACAGAGACTTACTTTGGAAGCTATACGCTGAGTATATGACGCATGGCAATCTGTGTACAGAGACGCTGACAATGCTTGTAATCAGGCTAAAGGAGCCAGTATCGATGGCTGATGAGTGGAAGATGGAATGCCTAAGAATGCTGGAAGACATCAAGCATCTACAGACACAGTTAGACATTTTGAAATGACTCAGTTTGTAATACCACCCAAGCCAGTTTTAAAGAAGAGGAAGACACCACCAAGGAAAACACAGTACGCAATCATGCCACTACGAGCGCTGACAGATAAGCGTATCACTGACAGGAATCGTACTGTACTTGCCATGATGTCATCATTTGCTAACAGGGCTGGAATCACTTGGGTGACTCAGAAAAGGATTGGTGAGGAGTTCAAGGTAACACCACAGGCTATCCAGAGAATGCTTGGCAAGCTCAGAGACTGTGGGTACATCGAGAAGGTATCAGGTTATAAAGTTGGCATCAAAGGTATCACTTACAGGATTATCTACGATCCCAAGATCAGCGCACAGGAT